TCAGTCTTTTATAATCTGCTCTTTAAGCCTTTCAAATTCCGTCTTCACTTCCCCATTTATGCCTTGTTCCTTAAAAGCTTCAAATATTGCAAACGAACAAAGCATTAAATGGTTTATTCTACTAAGTAATCTTTTTATCTGACGTTGAAGCAATAAAAAAACACTCGTTAGAATGCCAGTGCAAATGAATATTACAACACCTATAATGATTTCCTTTATCATGTCCTATCTCGCCCTTCTCTTCCATTCACTGAAGCTCTTGATCCCATTGTAAAACCCCAAATATTTATCATTCCTATAATCAATTTTACCCCTTAAATCAACATGTATAAAATAGAGCCCAAAAGCAATTCCTCCTATCTTACCTTCATCAAAAAACCTTTTAGCGATAAGACCAACCTCCTTGACCTTGCCATCAGATCCCTTAATATCAGCTGCACCAAATAAAATATGCATAGATAACGTCGGTTTTGCTCTGCTCCTATTTTGAATAAGATTATCGTTATACTTTTGTGAGCGATACCCACTAGAAATTAGAATCGGTTTACCATACTCCATTCGTATTTCTTCAACTGCATTCATTAGCATCTGACCATTTAGATATAGTTCCTCAGGTATCTTTGATCCATCTCTACATATAAATTCTGATAAAGAAAAATGAACCGTCTTAGGTTCACTTGAGTTTTTATCTATTTCTTTTTCATCAATTTTATTTGCGCCAAGCTGATCCAACAGATCTATGACCGCGCCCTCAGTGGCTTTTCCTGCCCAGCCATCAACCTTTAGGTTATAAGCACTAACTACATTTACCTTTCGCTGTATTGTTTTGATGTTCGATCTTGCCATAGTCTATCCTTTCAGTTTTTTGACTTTCACTTTTACACCTTTGCTCTTTTTGGTCGGTCTTTCCTTGCGCTCTTTTTCATAAGCAACGATTTTTTCTACTTCAACCTTTACACTTGCTTGTAGCTCCTCAGAAAGCTTACTTTCTTCAACATCATCACGATATACAGACCTAGCGATTACTTTTTCTTTCCACACTATTAAATCACCTCAGCTTCCGCTACAGCATTTTGAAGTTCTGCAATTTGCGTTCTATCCGAAAGTATTGCGTCTATTATAAGCTCTAAGAAACTGTCGGACTCACCATCAGTATCGATAAGTTGTTTTAGCTTAACATACTCGCTATAAGTTACCTTTTCCTTATAAACACCTTTGAATTTTCTTTGAAGGAATTTAACCGTTGTATTTGATATATCTTCATAATCAAATTCAGGAGCAGTCTCCACTTCAATAACTACTTTATCCTCATATTGGCCAATATAATTCCCATCATTCATATGTGATGCATCAACAATAATCCCTAACATAGATTACCTCCATTCAATAAAGCAGCTCTAAGTGCATCAGATAACTGACCATTATGTATTCTTGGATTTTCTATTTCAGCGTTTAAGTTTGTAGTCGTACCTGAAGTCCCGTCATAAGAAACTCTTACCCTACCTAATGCCGACCAGTTACCAGTAGCACCAAAATTAATGCTACCTACTATTGCTCCGTTAACCCTTGCCGTACAAACACCACTACTGGACACATATAGTTCGACAAAAACACCAGCCGATGCATCACTCGTAATTAATAATCTAGTATTTTGAGTAAAAACATTAACAACATACAAGGCATTTCCTAATGCTATAATTTGTCCTGGGCTATAACCTGAATATCCAATAATACCCGAATTTGCCCCCTTTGTTTTTATCCATGCTGTGAACGTTTTATTTGAATTACCTATGTTTGTAATAGTTGCTATACCCGCTCCACCACTTGTTAATTTATCGCCTACTTTTCCAGCAGTTAATGTAATATTGGACATTGAAGCATTATAAGTATTATTCGCTGTATCCAATAAAGTAGAGCCACTATTTTCGCCATTCCATTCAGCTATTAAAGTTCCTGCAAGTGTCTCGCATTCATTAACTCCAATAGTTTCATTATAGATAGTACCTTTATACGGAAACCATTTAAGATAAATAGTATCGCCTTGACTTTGAGATGAAAGACTAAATTCGTACCATTTATTATCACCATACAAATCAGTATCATCAGATATATTTGCGATTAGCGTACCTGTATCTCTGTCATCACCACTGGTCCATGCGCTAGTCTTATACCTAAGCATTGCACCATCAGCATCCTCTGGAAGATGGCAGTTTGATCTGTCATATGGATCCCCAGATGTGTATGAGTCCATAGCTAATAAATCTTGCATAATGCCGCTATAAGCATATGGAGTATCAAGTCCACCTACTCTAAAGTCAATTTCTGTAGCAGAAACCGCTTCTCCAGCTATATAATTGGTCGTACCTAATGCAAGGCTACCATCAAATTGGAAGTAATACGTGTAGCCCTTTATAAGTCCAGAAAATCCAGAGATTACTCCGAATTTAACGCCATTACCATCGCCATCATAGGCTCTAGTTCCAGTCTGATCCGTTTTCCACTTGCCATCTATCTGCAGCTTTATGCAATCACCTAAACTAGCAGATCCATCAATTGTTACTGGAATTAGTACTATTTTCTCTGCATCCTCAATTCCACTTTCCATATAGTTAAACCTGGCAGCGCTTAAAACCGACAGTGCATCAGTCCATATTTGTTTCAAATATCCCATGTGCTAGTTCCTCTCAACGAGAATCTCAACCGATACAGTTAAGCTTTCTCCAGTTTTCTTTTCAACATCTATTTCACCACCAGCAAAGAGTTTTAAGTTACTATCTCCATATACCCCAGCATTGGTAAGAGTTATACCATTCTGCTCATTTTCGTCCAGGTATATTTCCTTGATCACTTCAGGACCATCAACATATGAATCAGAGGCTTTCCTAACCAGCTCATCAGGCAATAATATATCGCTTGTTTCTGGTGCTACGCCCTCGCCGACCCCTAAATGTGTGATTTCACTGTTTAAATGAGAAACAACTTCGTCAATCAATTTATCTGATATCATTAATAATACGTCTCCTCAAATTCCTTAGTATTTATTTGATCAACATCACAAGTAATCTCTGAGCATAAATAATATTTTGCTCTTGTAACTTTTACTCTTGCAGAAAGCGCTATACCTTCATATACCTTTGCAATTTTAGGTAGTATCAAATTACTATCTAAGCTCGCATCCTCCAAAGCTGTTACTCTATCATTTTGACCTTGTAGCAATTCAGTTAAGCTATTTGACATTAGAAGTCCTCCAAGGAAACAGTAGATAACACTTTCCCATTAGTTTTAAAGCTCATACTCACTCGATTTACAACAAAGTATCCGTCGATGTTGTAATCTTCGATGTTGACATAGCACCTTTGTCCGATCCATACATTTTCGTAAGTTCTAAGCCTTACTATTGTTTTTATTGATTGAAGTCGCCTTATTTCAGCTTTACCAAAAGACCTTGCCGACATCTTGTCCGTAACATCCTTATTCTTCACAACCTTTTCCAAAAGATAAGGATTATCACTGTTATAGTTTTCAAAGTAATCAATAATCTGAATAGTCGGCTTATAATCAACCCTAATCTCGCCAGTAAAAGGCGTAATAATGTTATCTGGGATAAACGCTACTTTGTTTGTTTTATTGATCAAAAAATCCTGCATTTTATCATCGTTAGAATCAAGAAGTGATTCTTTTAATACATCGTCAACGTAAACCTCAACATAGTTTGGCTCATACGCTAGCGAAAAATATCTTTGCTGACCATCTCCAGTGAAATATTGAGAGATAGTCTTTTCAGCAGCTTCCTTTGCACCAATCACCCATACTCTGTTTACAATATCGGTTGCATCATAGCTAACATCTAAAGTGTTTTTTAAAAAGTTATACCTGCCCGTATCTGAGTCAATTTCAAACCTTATGCCATCGTCCTCATAGTTTTCAAAAAGATGAAATGCTCTGTTGGCATCAATATAATAGTGATGATCAGGTAAGTATGCCTTAAGCTTTGTAATAGCCTCTGATAAAAGCATATAGTCACAGTAAAACTTCTCTATGACATATTGAGTTGGATCAATAAACGTTGAATCAAACTCTGGTGCATACTTCGTTATTAAGTGAGTAAGGATCTCGCTTGCAAGCATGTTCTCATATCTTTCAATAACGATCCTGTGTTGGAAGATATAATAATGGTCCGTACAGCGTATAGTTGCTTTTTTAAATCCGCGCTCACTAAATCGTTGATCAATAACAATTCCTGAAGCAACGTCTTTACCGTCGATGTTCATATTGCATTCTAAAAAATGATAAGTTTCATCAATATCTTTACATGTAAAATTAAACACATTGTTTTGTCTATCAAGCTGATTGCTAGCAGTTGCTGATATCACTTTGTCAACCTGCTCGATACCATTTATCTCAACGCCCCACATTAAGTAAGTCCCCCAAGTAGCTTTTTACCTAGTGCATTATCAATGTACTCCATAATTAACTCATCACCAATATATACTTGTATGATGTTTCCTTGTTTTTGTGCATCTAATCCCAATAGCCCTGGCAGCTTACTTAATGGCAATATCGCTTCTTTACCCGCTTCACCAAACCCATGACCGCCAAGAACCGTTGGTTTTGTAAATATCCCGCCATCAGCATGCCAGTCTAATTTTGGCCAGTGAATATTGATGCCAGTTGGAAACGTGAATGATTTACCAAAAAACGTTTTAGTCGTCATCCGTAGTGAAAATGTAGGCAGTCTAAAACTTTTCCAGATCTCTTTTATCCGGTCTACAACATATTTAACTTTGTCTTGCAGGGATGAGAATACCTGTTTAAGCTTGTCTATCTTTTCTGTAACGTTTTTCACTAGCTCTTCAAGGTTAAGGCCGAACATACTAAGCAAAAGTTTAATCCCAGCTAGGAATACTTTTTTAATAATCTTCCAAAAGTTCTGCGCTAGCGTCAAAATAGCTTGCAGCGCGCCTTGCCAATCTCCCTTGAGCATTGCAGTAAATACAGAAAATATATCCGTAATTAACTGTATGGCCATAATGAATATTTCTTGTATGTATTCCCAACCAGCTATAATGATCTCTTGGATATTAAAAAAATTATTTTGCCATGCGAGCGTAAACATTCCAACAAACATATCAACTAGAGCCTTTATAAACTCAAAGCCACCAGCAAACATGACTTTCACTTGCTCCCACATGGAGTTCACACTATTTCTAAAACCTTCATTGTTTTTGTATAGCAATGAAAATATAGCTACTAATCCAGCTATGGCTGCAACAACAGCAACCACTGGCAGGGAAATTCCGGCGATACCACCAGCAACCATGCTGAATAAAAATTGTAGTTTTCCAAACAGTGATATCGCTTTGCCAACTACTAATAGTAATGGTCCAATCGCCGCAACTAAACCAGCAATCTTAATGATTTGCTCTTTTTGCGCTGGAGATAGTTTATTCATCATATCAACCAGCCCTTGGAACATGGATGTGATCTTAGTAAGCACTGGTAATAGCGTCTGCGTAAACGCAATCCCAAGCTCTTCAACTGCTGACTTAAGCCTGATAAGTGCACCTTTTGATCCTGATTGCATAATGTCGGCTTGCTTCTTTACAACCCCGTTATAATTAGTGGTAGCATCTGCTAGTTTATCAATATCCTCTTCAGTAGCATTGATAACAGCGAGCATGCCACTCATCGCTCTTTTCCCAAAAATGGCAGCTGCGTTTTGTGCTTGCTCTTCCTTTGTCAGATCTGCAAATGAACCGCGTAATTGCCCTACTACATCGTCGAGTGGGAGCATGTTCCCTTCTGCATCAGTGATCGTAACTCCGAGCGCTTTCATCGCTTTTTTCGCCTCAGCGGTTGGCTTAGCAAGGTTTGTCATTGCTGACCTTAGAGTAGTTCCAGCCAAGCTTCCAGTGATGCCAGCGTTCGCCATAAGACCCAAAGCTTCAGCTACGTCTTCAGCAGAAAAGCCAAGTGCACTTGCTATAGGTGCAACGTATGTAAACGCTTCACCTAGCTGTTCAAGGTTAGTTTTAGAGTTAGCCGTAACATTGGCCAAAAGATCGGTAAGCTTGGCTGTATCCTTGGCTTCCAAGCCAAAACCCTTGATGGCCGATGCTACTATATCTGTTACAGTTGCCAGCTCAACGCCTGTCGCAATAGCTAGGTTTAATGAAGGCTCAATAGCATTCAAGCTCTCTTCAACTTCAAACCCAGCCCTGGCAAAGTTTTCAAGTCCTTCTGCTGCTTTCGTAGCGCTAAACATGGTAGTGCTTCCAAGCTCACGCGCCTTATCCTCAAGAGCTTGAAGATCACCTTCAGTTGCAAGGCTAATAGCAGCAACTCGTTTCATCTGAGCTTCAAAGTCGATCCCGACCTTACCAGCAGCAATAGCAACCCCGATTAGAGGAAGAGTTATTCCCCTGGTCATTGTGCTTCCAGCATTGGATATTTTACTACCTAAGTACGAGATATCCTTTGTGGCGCGCTTCATCTTTTGATCAAAGCTTTTTAGGTCCGCTCCGATCTTGACTAGTAATGGCATGTTTTCACCTAACTAAAAGAAGCACCTTTGCTAGGTGCTTACTCTTTAAATTTATCTTTCAAATATTTCAAATCTTCTTTTTTCTTATCTTTACTTATTCCATGATTTTCAGTTGCATTTTTAAAAAGTTTCACTTTCTTCTTACTCATCGCATTATGAACACCTATGGCCGTCACATAGCTTGCAAGCTCAGCCTTATTCTTGACCGATTCCAAATACCCTTCAGCTTTTAGGTGAAGCTCAGCAGGAGTGCTGCTATAAAACTCTTCAGGACTGATGCCTATCTCGCCGGTATAGTATTTATATGCCTGCCCAGGGGTCAATGATTCCGCTTCCCCTTCTTGTGCTTTTTTCCGGTTTTCCTGTTATTACCTGTAGCCATTTCTACCGCTTGAGCGATTTTCTCGCTCAGATATTCTATATCGTCATTTTGCAATATAACGTCCATAATTTCTCCGGTATCTTCAAGCGTAAGTTGCTTATCCTCCCAATAAAGACCGCAGTAAAGCATAGCACGCATCTCTATCATGCCAGCACCTTCATTAAGCTCAAAGATCGTTTTGCCTGTGATTTCCTCAACTTTACAAAATGCGCTTGTGCTGTACCTTAGACCCCTTGGTCTATCCGCTTTTAATATTACTGATTGATTCATATATTACCTCTTTTCATTTATACTGCTGGCGTGATTGTTAGTGCTCCAGTACCTAGGAACGACACAGAATAAGTCACTTCATCATCGTAAGGTGCTTCAATCGGAAAGTCAGTTATGATCGCCGAGCCCGAATAGGTATTACCACCAGGCAGTGCGACCTCAACGGTGACTGCCTCTGATGCCATAAACGCTGTTTCAAGCGCACCGTATGCGGTATCATCTAAAACAAGCAGACCGTCACAATCTACGCTCCATTCCTTTAACCCAGAATCATTTTCCTTCCAACCGTTGCTGTCCTTGGTTGTTTTATCAATCGCTTCCCCTGACCTGTTCAGCGTTGCTCCTCTTTGGCCACCAACAGCATTGGCTCCAATCTTTACTAATACGTCTACACCTTTCATCTTTAAACCTCCGTTATCCTATATTTAACTTCTATCATTCCTTTTACATACTCTACGCTCTCTCTTCGAGCTGAAATCGCAGATATTGCATGGAACTTATATTCATCTAAATCCTTGCCGAGCAACCCACCAAGCCTATCCAGTAGAGTTTTCACGTTTTTCATACTACGCTCTTCACCCCAAACATAGATTATTGATGTTACTTCATACCCAAGAAAAGTTTTTGTTTTATGTTCAATCGCGCTATCATCACCAAGCAATACAAATGGCATTTTAGCCTTTTCAGGTATATAGTCATAGATTTTTGCTATGGTCTTGATACTACTGACGTTTATAGCCGCATATATCTTCTTTTGCAAATCAAATAGTGACACGTTTTGCTACCTCCGACCTAATGGATGAGTTGAAATATACTATGGCTGTATCCTCAGCTCCATCCATGAATGAATTTTTTGACATTACACCTGTTGACTTTCCGCTTTTCTGCGATCTTGGTCCTGATCCATAAGCTACAAGGTGTCTATGTGGTGCTTTTTTCTTTCTTGGCATAACAGTTGCGGCAGGTCCATCTTTAAGAAAGTATTTTGCCTTTATTGAATCTCGCAAACTACCTGACTTTCCGGATCTCCTATTTGGGCCGACTGGCGCTCTAGATTTACCCTTTTTGACAACCATCCCAGCAGCCGTCTTGGTAATCTTGCTCGCCGCTTCAAAGAAGTCCTGACTATACTTCCAGAGCTTATCAACTGTTTTATCTATTCCTTCAATACGTATCATTCTTGTACCTTTTCAATGCATATCAGCCTAAGATATGTACTGCTTTCATCGATGTTTAGAATCGTTTCAATGTCTAGCCTTCGGCCATTGTAAATAATCACATGTGATGGCTTAATAAGGCTGTTATACCTAAGCAAGATCGTATGCGATACTTCTGATTGCTGCTGTCCTGCAATGATCTTTGCTTTCTCACTTGCTGGCCAAATCGATGCCCAAGTTTCCAAAACAAGCGACCATCCTTCTGACGTTTCCCAGTTATCAAGCACGCCGCCTGCATCATCCTCAACATCGTTGCCTTCGAAGCTATATATCTTAACTCGCTTATTCAATTTACCCGGATTCAATCTTCCACCTCATAGCAATATTGCAATTGCATCATCAGACCTTGAGCAGTGATGTTGATATGCTCATTACCGTTTACTACAAGCGCCCTGTTTTCATACATGTTTTCAAGTAACATGAACAAAAAAAGCTTCGCAATCTTATTATCCGTTGCAAACTCGATGCCTGTTGCATTTTTCAAATAGCTTTCAGCAGCATCAATCTGAATATTAAGCAATTCATCATCATCCACAATATCAATTTTGAGATATTGTTTTACTTCTGCTAATGTGTTAATAGCCATTACACTTCCTTCTCAACCTCTTTGCTGTTTGTCTTTACTGCTACAGCATACTTTGACTTAATAAGATCCTTTGCAACTTTAGGATCTGCATCAATGACGTCACCTTTTGAATACGAAAATCTTTCTCCAGCGCATGATTTTAATATTTTAATTTTACTCATTTTGTTTCCTCCAAATTTATATAATTATAGCCACTCGGTATGTGTGGCTATGCTTTAAGCCCTACCTTTAAGCAGATGCTTTCATCTTTAAAACTTTGACCGCTTCAGCCAAAGTCAATTTGCCATCAACTCGCTCATAGCCTCTAAAGCCGACTTGGCCATTAGCAGAATAAAGCTCATTAAGTCGCTGGAATGTACGCTTACTTCTATCAGCAATTTGATAATATGAAATATCTCCAAAAACAATAATCTTTGCAGATTCAGCAATCGTAGGCATCGCACTTGAAGCTTTGACTGGTCTACCTAAAATAGTATCAGGCTCACCAGCAAGGCCTTTTGCCCAGATGTAATCGTTATTACTGTCTTTTAACTTTCTAATGACTTTAATTGTGCTGTCATTCATCATCCATGTCGCTTTATCGCGGTAAACTCTGCCAAGTGAATAGAATAGATCAATAATCTCATCAGCCGTAATCGCTGTTTCACTTAAGGCAGTAACGCCTATTCCTGCAGTTACAATAATGCCCGTAGGTTTTTTCGTACCATCTCCGCTAACCATAGCAGCTTCCTCAGGTACCGCAATTGCTCTAGCAAAAGATTTAACCAGGTAATCTTCAAGATTAAAAGTATTATCTTCCATAATCTCTTCAGATACCTTTAAAATCCTTGTTAGCTTATATGCACTGAGGGTTACTACACCAAAAGTATCATCGGATTCATTGAACGCACCGTTTTCGTCGGTCCAATCAGCAGAGCCTTTAGTTGCAACAATAGGTATATCCTTGTCACTCTCGGTTGAGATCACGGTTGCGAGTGAACGCATAATGTTTTCCTCTTCCAAAGCAATGATAAGCTTGTTTTGAAATGATTTTGGAACAGGCACACCTGTTGTGCTAATAACATTTACAACTTGACTCTGCTCAGTGGTCAAGTTTCTACCACGAACCATATTATAAAACCCATCAGCATAGACTTTTGATGCTCTAACATCTTCACAGGCACCATCTGCTGGATCTGCAGGAGTCATTCCATTTCCTGCAATAATTCTTGCAGCTTTTGCCTTTGCTGTGTCTTCTTTCTCTTCCTCAAGGTCAATCTGTGCATTCACCTTTTTGATTTCGGCTTGTTTAGCCTGAATGTCTTCAAGCGATGTTTCGTCCGTGAAAGTATCAGCTTCTTTAATCAATTGTTCACGTTTTGCAAATAATTCTTTTAATTTCATTTCTGTTTTTCCTCCAAATATTTGATATAAAAAAAGAGTGTTACTTTTCACACTCAAGTTTTAATAATGCTAATGCTTTACCTTTTGCCTGCTTATCAGGTTTGGGCTTATCCTTCGATTCCTTGAATACTTTTGGCGTATTTCTATAGTCTAAATTGCCCGAATATGCAACTACTTCAAGCGGATCGGCAACTTCAACGTCGAAATACTCACTTGCCTCATCACCAGTCAGCCACGTTTCATCATTGACCAATGTTTTTAATACATCAGCATTAACACCATCTTTAACATTCGCTTCATAAACATTCAAAATACCCTTGTCTATCGTCTCTAGCGTTTCTGCCATCTTTAGTAGATCTTCCGAATTGCCAACCGCTATCGACCATGCCCGGTGGACCATCATGTATGAGTTGCTTGGAATAACTAGCTTATCACCACAAAATGCAATGACACTTGCGATACTTCCAGCCAAACCATCTACATAGATGGTTTTCTTGGCTTTGAACCTTTTAAGCATATTGTATATGGCCATACCTGCAAAAACAGAGCCACCAGCCGAATTTATATAGATATTAAGATCCTCAACGTCTTTAATATCGTCCAAAAGCTTTTTTACATCATTAGGTACAACATCGGTATCATCCCACTTTTCAGAAGCGATATATCCATATATGCATAAATCAGCCGTTTCATCGGTCTTATTGATTATCTCAATCGAACCACGCTCTTTTGCTTTGTTCAATATCAGTTTACTCAATCTTCTTTTCTCCTTTCCCTTGCTCACCAACTTGATCAAGCGTGATATAGTTGCCGTTTCCGACAGGCATATTCGCTTTTTCATTATCAATGTAAGGTAGGCCAAGTTCCTCACGTGCTTCATTAACTGTATACAGTAAGTTGTTCATTCCAGTTTTAAGCACATTCATTTGCTTGACTGGATCAAGTTTAAAAAGTGCTTTTGAATCATGCTCAAGCAAACCTTCATAAATCAATTTACGCGTTAATTCTTCGCTATACTGCTTAATGATCGGCAACAATGAATTGATATAAAAATCAAGCTGCTGTGTTTCGCTGTTTGAATAACTTGATTTATCATAATCGTTCAATATATTTGGCTTTACACCAAAAGCACTTGCAATTTGCAGTGCTGTAAGCTTTGTTAGATCCAAAAACTGCGCATCAGATAGTTTCATCTCGAGCGGATCAGCTTTGATTCCAAGAGGCAACGGTAGAAACTTACCTGTCCCTACTGAGTTGGCGTATCTCTCTACTTTTTTTATGAGCAGGTCCTTTGCTCCAGTGTCTAAATCCCCGGTATATTGCAAGATGACTTTACCACCAAACATATTGCCTTTATATAACTTCTGCAGAAACTGCTGCGAGTACCCTGCCGTTTGGATCTGCATTTTTAGCGCATCTTTTACAGCAATTCCGATTATACCCTTGTAGGTCATGCTCGATTTAAAGTGCAAAACATCACGTGGGCTTAATATGTACTTCTTCCCTGTTTCTGACTCCCATTCATACCAAATCGAATTTTTTCGACCGCACCATCCAGCATCATCGACATATACGGTTACCTTTTCAAATTCTAGTGGCCAAAGTCCTTTTATTACTCCTTTAAGCTTTCCTCGTTGATAGCGTTTGATTAAAACGTAAGCATTCCCATTATCATTACGATTTAGCTCAACAGCTTGCCAAAATGTTGATGCTGTCATGTAGTCATTTGGCTCAACGTTTAAGATTCGATATAGAGACTCATTTACAAAGCGTTCTCTTCCGCGCTTTTCGGAAAGCTTATATTGCCTTACTGGCAATTTACCCATGCTTTCAGATAAGTGTTTCATACACACGAAATATGTTGTTTCATTGATCTCCTTTTGAGTGTAACCTGATGCATCAATGCCAAAATAACTTAGAAAATCAGGATCCGATAATGCAATATCATTATTGACCGCACCTAATGGCTGGCCCCTTATATCCATACCAAATAATTTTATTTAAATCACCTCCTACCTTTCGCAAATATAAGTCCAGCACCTATTAGCAATGAGCCAAAGATATAGATTCCAATTATCATATTTAAATAACCAGTCACCATCACTATAGTGATAATCCCAAAAACAATAAATATTTCAGGAATGTATTTAAACTTTAGTTTTTTCTTCGCTGTAGAAGTCTTCAAGGTATTCCTCCGTTAAATCTGGTATATTTTCTTCTGGCTCATTCACTTGAGATCTAACTATCGCGTTGATAATGGCCGCCAATAAATCAATCCGCTGTGAATCATCCTTGTGCTTTTTAGAAAGCTTTATATTGCCATTATCCTTATCCTCTTCAATCGCATTTGATACGCACCAGGTAAGAGGTGGGCTACCATCATGAACCAATCTACCTGTAAGCACTAATTCTCTAAAATACTTGGTCGGCTCGGATAGAGTCTGTGCGCCTTGGCGAATCTCTACACGTGTATACCCATCGTCCTCAAGATCGTTGGTACAATAAGACGCATTGTAAGGATCATAACAGATCTCTTTCATGATCCACTCTTGCTCATCTTCCATCTTGTGAATATGATTAATAACAACCTTGTAGTCAACGATATGACCTGGTGTGAATGTACACCAGCCTTCTTTTTCCCAGCTTCTATAAGGCACTTGGTCGCTGTTTTCGTGTTGCTTGACTCGTTCTTTTGGTATGAATCCATGTGCAGTTACGGCCACACGTCCATCATCAAGGTTAAATACAAAAGCATCAGCAGTAAGGTCGGTTGTTTTGGATAGATCAAGGCCGTTGTAACACTCTTGGCCCTTAACTAGCTCCAAAAATTCTTCCCGAGGGATTGCCAATGCTTTAAATTTGTCCATATGCCCGGACATAAACTTGCGCTCACTGTCCGCTTGCCAAAGGTTCATGCGCTTTGTTAGAAACTCACGAATCTTAGAGTAATCACCAGATCCATATGCTTTGTTATATTCCGTTTCAATCGTCGACTTCAAGATTTTTGTGTATTCATTATCCTCAAAAAGCATTGGGTTAGCTTTTGGCCAAACACTTTTATCATGTGGATTGTCCTTTTCGTCTAACTGACGAATGTTTACGAAATACGTTTCATCGATGATCTCGCGCATCAATATTTTCTTACATAATGCCTCTTCTTTCCGACAAGGATTGTTTTCAGCATCATTGCCTGCAGTTGTGATGATATTTACTAGAGATTGTGCTCTTTTACCGAAAGAACTTGTAATAATCTCATACATTTCAGACGATCTCCAAGCATGGTATTCATCAATGATAGCTATGCTCGGTGCAAGTCCGTCTTTATTGCGGCTTTCTTTTGAAAGTGGGCTTATATGCCCGCCTCTAGTTTTATGACGAATATATGTTTTCTTAACATCCAAACGCCTTTTTATATCATCGCTCGCTTGTGCCATATCAAGTGCATCAGTCCAAATGATCTTTGCTTGCTGCCTATCATAAGCCGCACACTCAATGTGTGGGTTCATTTCATATATCGCTTTTTCGAGTTTATTAGGTGGGTAATAACAGTCCCCACAAAGCCCATATGTAGCAATACCGGACTGAACGGTCGATTTTGCGTGACCACGGGCAATTTCATTGAATGAGTAATTAAATCTACGCCTACCCGTTTCAACATGCACCCAACCAAAAACCGCACCTAAGTCATATTTCTGGAATGGTAACAGTTCAATGAACTGACCTGAGAAAACACCTCTTACGTGCCGACAACACCTGCTGAACCAATCAAAAATCCGGTTTGCTCTTGTTTCATCAAAGACATAAGGAAAATCATTTGTGCCTTGTCTTAATAAATCATCCAAGTGACGTTTGCATGATAGCTGTTCCCAATAACAAGAAATTCTTTGTCCGTTTGCAATCTCCAATGAGTAATGTGTTGTTGGATGGTCCACATTAGAATACTCTTTAAGTTTTGTCACCGAATAAGTCTGCATTAGGGTCGTTTACCTCTTTTTTGCCTTTTGGTATTACTCTAAGAGCAGCTGCAATCGTCATTAAGTTTTCCTTTTCTATATCCAAAAGCATTCTTCTTTTCTGCATAATTTGCTTATCAATATCCAAAACCTGCTTTTGCATGAGTGCTCTAGTTTTCAGATATTCAAGTGATTCAATTTTGCTGTTGTCATATTCATCCTCTAAAATACTAATGCTATTAAAAAAGACTTCGCGTTTAACTTCGAAGTCTCTACACTCAGCAAACATCTGACAGTATCGGTTTACACCATTTTCAAAGAGGCCATCGTTCTTATCAATTTTCATAAACAATTTCTTAATCCGGAGAAATACTTTATGAGCGATTGGGTTCTCCTTTATTTCTGCTTTTTCTTTGAGTTTTATTTGAGTTAGGAGTGATTGCTCTGCTTTTTTGCGTGTTTCTACCTCCTTTTTTGTTACATGTGACTTCCCTTTCATTTGCAAAATCTTATAACTATCAGCTGGTCTTCCCACAACATCACCCCCTGTTTCGCCTAGTTTACGGAATTTTTTTCACAGATGATGGGGCAAACGGTTTCGGATGCTCTAACATTATACTTTTTTATGCCCCCCACCCTTTCAATACTGATTGTTGCATTAAAAAAACGCATCATATCGATACGTTTTTATATGTTTATGTAGTAGTATATATTGATTTTTTATATTATCGAACAGCACCAGTGAATTATTTCATTAAGTTCATATCGTCAGTGTCCATTCTTTTATGCTAGTTGACAATACCTCTCAAACATCTAAATCCTTTTATTGTTACAAGATATATTTGTAACTTTGGATCGGTACACATAATATATTCTGCTGCATTTAATTCGAATAGTTCTTTTTTTGTGAAATTCATATCTTGTAATTTCAAGCCCTTGTATGAATTGCCTTGAGCAAAGAATGATAATATTTCTTTTCTTCGAATATCATTCATCTTATTCCCTACCTTATGATTAATTATATCATAGATGCAGTTAGTTTGATACTTAGCTATTTGCTTGCTCTACCAAAACCACCGTCCCTCGTTGCAGTTTTTATATTATGACAGCGTTTACACATCGGTTGATGATTATCTTTATCCCAGAATAGTTTCATATCTCCTTTGTGTGGGATGATATGATCGACTACAGTTGCTTCTCTTATTTGTCCTCGCTTATCACACTCCACACATAAAGGACTCTTAATTAAAAAAGCCTGGCGATATCTTCGCCAAGCTGTATTGTATCCTCGCTTGTGTGCACTAGGTCTATATGTATCATCTTGCTTTGGTTTGTGCATATCGCAGTATGTACTCGGGTAATCGATAAGCTCGTGACAGCCAGCCTTTAAGCATGGTCGCTTTGGTCCTCTAGCCATCACCCTCACCACTTTAATAAAAATAAAGCGTAACACACATTCCCTGTCACCCCTTCTACCCTGTCATAGTAACACAGAGTAGTGTGCCATTGTGTGCCATCTTTTTTATTCATTAACATTTAAAAATCTAAATCTCACTCTCTTCGTCAGCATCATGACTGTACAGATAGTTAACATTGATAAGTGGTAAATTAACTGGTGCGATTCCAGACAAAGCAGTTATCTGAGAAATTACAGATCTCAAATATGGTAACAATATTGCCACGCCGTTATATTGTAAAAGATTATCAATATACTCTTGATTATCGTCCAAAATACTTTTAGTATTAAATGCGCCTTCAATGGATACCGAAATTCTAAATGGATAATCTTGTGGTTTTCTCTTAAATAAATTACAATCAATTCTAATCAGCTGGATGTTCTCATCTTCATTTGCCTTCCCAAGATTGACTTTGTATTCAGGATTAATAATAACCTTTTTATCCTTATTTGAAAACTCTCTATTTATTTGATAATCAATCTTTGTTATGTTATAACCAATAAATTTTAATTCGCTATTTATTTCACTCATATTATCCTCCAAACTTATGCTGTTAAAGGTGATTGTTTTGAACTATATGACTTCATGGCCGGTTTGTATTTTTCTTTTGCAGTATAACCACTATTAATTGGTACAAATGTATTAGTAAAACTTGTTCTGAATTTATAGTTGTCTATTATCAATTTTGCTTCATGCTCAATAAAATCACCTTTGTCAAAAACTTTTTCTGCATCACAGACAGCTAGATTTAAATCAAGAACTGTAATGATTTTCAATACTGTTGCTAGGTTAGGCGTATTAGAGCATGCTTCAATTCTTGCAATTGCTGATTGCTTTAGACTGCATTTCTCAGCCAAGTCTTTTTGTGTCCACTTTTTTTTCACTCTCGCAGTGATTATCTCTGAAACTATTTCTGCATGCTTTTCAATTACATCCAAAACTAGATTATTTGAATCAATTGCTCCAATCATTTGTGAAGATTGTTTGCTATGACTTTTCATTTTAATTCTCCTGATTAATTTTCCATATTTTATATTTCTTTTTTACTGATTTTTTAACCCGTTCAGGCGTTTCTTGTGTTGATTTGTAATGCCAATCTAATAATATTATAATTTTCCCTGTGTGAAAAAAATAAAAAATTCTATATCTTTTTGGTCTTAATTCATAAATCTTATCTAATAAGTGTTTTGAATGTGGCATCTTCAGTTCAGGTCCTAACTTTTCTAAAGATTTTATTTTAGCTTTAATAGAAGTTAAAGAACAAATGGCATTCTTTGTTCCTTTTATCGCTTTAGTTTCTAGATCTTCGATAAGTTTTCGAACAGGCTTCTCTTTTATAACTCTATACATATTATGCGTTTTACCTTTAAAAGTATTCGTTAATGGAATTCATTATAACATATTTGTTATAATAATCAAGTTTTATTTTGTCTATATTCTATATTATATACAATTAAAAATAATAAAAATCGGATGTTTTGCACCTGAATCATAATATTAAGGTCTATATCGTTTCGATAAATCATACAATAAATCAATTACAACCTTCCTAATCTATTATCATACTTAACAATATGTTTCCATGTATCCGATGAACCTGTCTCCAACTATAATTCATTTCAACACAAATAGATTCCCAGTTCATACCTTTGATATACCTTAATCTCATCAGCAGCTTTTCTTTTTCGGGCAAACTCTCAACGGCAGTTTCAATCATTGAGCAACAAGTATATGCTTTAGCAAGCTTTTTATTAATCACATTTTGAAGTTCAATACGCTTTGCCATCAAATCATTTGTCATATCATTTTGAGTAGTATTTTTTGGCATATCACTTAGAGTATTTGTTGTCCTAGTTAGCTTTGAGTCAACAACTAATAATTGCTCTTCTAATTGATCAATATTCTTGAGTAAATATCTATATTGTTTCAATTGTTCTTTTGTCATTTGTCCTCCTTAACATCGCATCATGCGTGCATAAATATAGAATCCTTTTGTGTACTTGCTTTTTCTAATCTCAATATCCCTAAAATAATAACCAGGATAAATCTTTTCAAATGCTTTTGGGATATCATCACGATTCTCTACGATTTGCTGAACTTGTCTATTTGAGACTTTTGAATCTGATTGGCGCGCTGTTGATTTGCTTTTCCATGTTTTTTTAAGATTAAGACTATAACCATATCTCTTAATCCTTGATAAACCATCGCTGAAATCGTCTTTGTTCTTCGTAACTGCGTTTTTCCCCATGTATGAAGCCCATCCAGTAAGTCCATAACTATCAGCTTTTAAATAAGATGTTTTCTTTCTGTTGCCTTTGGTCCATTTATCCTCTGCCACTTCACGGTTCTTGAAATTAATAACGACATGGTGATGAGCACGCACACCAGCACTAAAGTCAGTGACATAAACATACTTGAGCTTGCCCCAACTTTTCTTGTCAGCATAACGCTGTAAACGGCGGATATAATTGACGACATCTTTTCTAGCCTGCTCAAAAGTTGCTGGTAGATTTTCTTTTGAGTATGTAAGTTCGGTTTTTAAATCTCCATCGTTAAAATTTTCATTAATCAATCGAATGATCCGCTTTTGTGTATACCCTCGGTTTAGCTTTTGCTGTACTTCTTTTCTCTTTTGCTCTGTTAGTTCATTTTCTATTACAGACACTATGACCTTTTTATTCTTTTTTACTGTTGACCATATCGGAAAGAAATCACATTCAAGCAAATCACCACTCTTGATTGTCCTTGCTCTATACTTACCAGCTGATTCATTCTTGATATCGTCAAAGTGTCTTTCATCTTGCCTAGAATCGAAACGCAAATCATTAAATATCAATCCTAAACTTTTATCTAAATCCATCTAAAAATCCTTTCAATAAAAGTTATCCACATCAACAGAAAAAGTGGCGGCCGTTTTTAAAAACTAATAGTACTGTATGTAATAAATGATTCTATATATCTATTTCAGTTTGTACTTAGTTTCTTATTTTTTTAGTCTATTATCTTTTTTGGTTGAGATATCAATACTTGATTACAAGGACGATAATGCTCCTAACAACGCAGCAAATAATCTCTATTGCTAAGGCCACACAGTCTCCTGCGTGGCCAATTAGTGCTTAAATATGTTAGGGCGTCCAGCCACGCCCTGTATGTTAGTGTCAACTTAGAACTTATATATTTTGGACTGGCAAGAGATTTATGGGCCAAATTGGGTGGGCTTGCTTAAGATGTTTCCTTCAATTTATCTAAGAAGTACCTTTGTCCTTTACCAGTAATAAGTGTAGTCAGTGATATCTTGTTTTCATAATTAACTTCAAAGACTCTTTCCTTTACTGCAAACAATCCTTGCTCAATATACTTTTGCTTTGGCTGATTTCTTCTAGCGCCTTTAGAAATCAAATAATTGTTATATCTTAACCATTCGAATAGTTTGTTCTGGCCAATTGCTATACCTGCATTTTTGAGGATCTTGCAGTACTCACCAAGCATTATTGTTCCGGTGCTCTCACTAATCTGTTTACCAAATTTGGCATATGGTTTTAATTCAACCAATTGATTATGTGCAAAGACTAAAGCTCTGGCAATAAGTTTTTGAGGACTGTTATATTCTTTTTCTATAGCAATAAAATATTGCCGTGCTTGCTTTCCACGCTCTGTGCGCTGGATCATGCAAAGTTCTTTGGCCATATCAAGCTTGACAAAGTGATCAGTCGATGGTCTGCCGCCAGTACTTTCGCTCATAATTGAGCTAAAGTCTTTATTCAACTCAAACCCATAACTCACCATTCTAGGAAACCAATCTTTATAATCGGTTTTAACTTCTAGGAACTTATGGAGCATACGACCACTTACTATTGGTTCTTGGTTTTCATTCAATTTCACTTCAATTAGGTTTTTCATTGTTTTTTCCTTTCGTTCCAACCCAAATGGATAGATAAAACTAATAATTTAAGTTAGAAAACAGGTCCAATCGGTATTTTTTTAGCCTTAACACTTTTGTACTGTTCCCTTCAGATTCAAAATGTTCAAATGATTCCATACCTTGCTCTACTTCTTCTATTGAATAATTGACTCTTGCATCATCAAGTCCTACATATATAATGGGCATATTCGGCAAATTCGTTGTTACGTCTACTTTCTCAATTATGTATTTCCCATCAGTGATTAAATCAAAATACCCTTCTTTAATCTTTTTTATTGCCTCTTCACGTGTTATTTTCATAATGATTTCTCCTGTATAACATTGAAATATTTATTTTTTTTATGTATAATAGTACTTTAGAAGTTGTGCTTCGAATATTATAAATCCATCATTTACCTGCTTAGTAATATCTCCACAGATTTTCATGCAGTAATCGGCACCTAGGTGCCGATTAAATATCTTAGTATCAACTTCTAAAACTATTTATTAAATACAATCATGTATTAAGTCCTCTTCCGAGAAAACTTCTGTGAATATTTCACTAAATACTGCACTTTCTTTATTAACCCTATTAATTGCCATTTGGAAATACTTATCTTCAATTTCAATACCAATAAAGTTTCTGTTTAAGTTCTTACATGCAACACCAGTCGTTCCGCTACCCATGAAGCCATCAAGGATAACGTCTCCCTCTTTACTATGCTTTTTTACTGCTTGTTCAATCAGCTCTATAGGCTTCTGGTTCTGGTGCATCTGTTTGCCTTGTGCTACCTTGCTATATTTCCAAATATCGGTTATGCGTTTACCATTAAAGAACTTACGTCCTTTATTTACAAGAAACATGATTTCATATTGCCTACCAAATGCTGCTTTTAAGTCTCCAGCAGTGTGAGTTTTCTTATTCCAAATGATCATATTCTTTATTTTGAAATATTTCTCTAATTCTCTTTTAAAGATGTCAACCTTGCTTGCTGAACAAAACATATACATTGCGCTATCATCTTTTAATATTTCATAGCATTTCTTTATATAGCTGATTATTAAGCCTTCATCGTTGTCACCCTTTATCGGGGTGCTGAACTCATGGCCTTTATCTTTTCTAAATCCGCTCCTGTAATTTATCAAATATGGTGGGTCCGTTATTATTGCATCAACACGTACTCCTTTTTCAATCAATTTATCCATTACAGCCAAACAATCGCCATTGATTAGCCATACATAGTTTTCTCCCAATATATCTCCCCCTTTATACTGCCTTACCTTTACCTATGTCACCGATTAAAGACCAAACAAGGCATAATTGATCAAACGTATATTTGCCCCACTCAATATCCTCTAGCCCTTTTGACATCGCTTCCTGCGGTGTTAGTTTTCTAACGTCAATTTCTGTTTTTTTTACTGTGCCACTGATCTTTTGAATATATGCTTCTACTTCTGATTGCATAAATGCACGTCTTCCACCCATTTTGAAACTTTTCAAGTCCCCTGAGTTTATGAGCTTATATAACGATGCAGTTGCAATATTTAAGCGATCTTTCACATCATCGCTATATAATATTCGATCCATATCGTCACCTCACCTTTTCAATATTCGCATTTGATGCGAGGTATTGACTAAAAAAAATGGCGTTCGCTTCGTTAATATCAAGATTAAGTGCTGTAATAATCTGATCTGAATCTCTTAAATTGACCATACACCCGTTATTACTGATCTTTCGGTACAGTGTAGCCCTATGTATACCCATGATTTTAGCTAATTCACTGACATTCATGCCTTTTTCGTTTATTTTTTCTTTTAATTTTATTGCGTTCAACATATTTCACTCTCCTTTATTTAATCCGCATGCCATGCGATGTACATATAATAGCATTCGATATATGTGATGTCAATAGATATTTAGCACTTAATGCAGTTATTTTTAGATACCTGTTGCATATTTGCGATTAATGAGTTATACTGTAAAAAATGAAGGGAGCATATTATGACTATTGGAGATAGAATTAGGGATAGAAGAAAGCAGCTTGAATTATCTGTTGAGGATTTAGCAACTAAGCTTGAGAAGAATAAGGCTACAATATATAGATATGAGAGTGATGAGATTGAGAACTTACCTATAACGATATTAGAGCCTTTAGCAGAAGTACTTAAGACCACACCAGCTTATCTTATGGGATGGGATCTAGATACTCAGTATCATAATACATTCCCCATTGAAACTAGAAAGATACCTATGCTTGGAACCATTGCAGCAGGAGAACCTATATATGCTGAAGAAGAATTTGAGTATTATGTTGAGGTTGGTGCAGATATTAAAGCTGATTTTTGTTTAAAGGTAAGTGGCGATAGTATGATCAATGCAAGAATACTTGATGGCGATATAGTTTTTATTAGAAAACAAACGAGTGTAAATGATGGTGATATCGCTGCTGTACTGATAGATAATGAAGCAACGCTTAAACGCGTATATTATAACGATGATAGCATTACCTTGGTTTCAGAGAATCCTGAATTCAAACCAATGATCTTTAAAGCTGGTGAAAATGCAGTAAGTATACTAGGTAAAGCTGTGGCATTTCAAAGTGATGTTAAATAGATTGAGTATGGAGAGTTAATTATGGCTACAATTCTTAAGTATAAGACGGCCAAAGGGTTTAGATGGCGTGTACGTTGGTGGGATGAATCGGACAAGCAAAGGTCTAAGACATTCGATAGACAATCGCTGGCTAAGGACTATATGGTCAATCTTGAACACAAGGTACGTGAAGGAACATACACTGAACCTTCACAAGTCAAGCTCTCTGACTACCTTAATGAATGGATAGAAGGATATGCTGTAAATCTAGCACCAAACACAGCACGTGGTTACAAGGTCAATATCAGACACATTAATGGCCTTTTAGGAAATGTACAGCTCCAACTGTTAAAAGCACATCAAATCGAAACAGCATATAACGAATTATTATTGAAACTATCTCCAAAGAGTGTTTTGTATATACATACAACATTATCTAGAGCACTTGGCCAAGCTGAGAAGCAAAGGCTAATTACACGTAATCCATGTTTTTATGTTGAGCCTCCAAAACAAGATAAGCGTAGCAAAGCAAGTTTTGTTCATCCGGAAGATGTTCCAGAATATATTGAAGCTTTTAAAGACACATACCAATACCCTGCTGTTTGCTTAGCAATCTTTGCAGGATTGCGACGTGGCGAAGCATTAGGCCTACAATGGGATGATGTGGACTTTAGGAGTGGAATTATATTAGTAAAAAATAGCCTCACCTATGACGGTTTACGGCCGCCTAAGAACGGTCAAAACAGGACAGTTCCTATATCCGCACCTATTGTGAAGCTTTTAAAGGATGTACGGTCAAAGCAAAGAAGGAATAAGGAACTATTATGGGAAAAGTATACTCGTTCTAACTATGTAGTTACAAGGGAAAATGGAGCAATTCTTGATCCGCAAAACTTCTCTTCGAGGTTTGCCACGATTCTTAAACAAAAGAAGCTAAAGCATGTTCGCTTTCATGACTTACGGCATACTGCTGCATCTCTTATGATATTGGAGGGCGTTGATCTTAAAACTATATCTGATATTCTTGGACATAGTTCGATATCTATAACTGCTGATATATATGGTCATGTGTTGGAAGAGCAGAAGCGAAAAGCTGTTAGTACTTTGGATAAGTATTTTATGCAATAGCTATTTCAGAAAACGAATCATTTTCATAATTAGTTTATACTTTGCTCTTTTTTACTTTCGTAGTATTTACATGGTTTGGAATTCGATTTATAGACAATAAAATTTCGTAATGTTATAGTTAAGTTGGTGTACATTGTTCTGTACATTTTAAATTATAACTTTTTTACTTTGTAATACTAATTGATGGGAGAAAAATCATTAAGTATTATAAAGTAAAAGTCTTTCGGAGGTTATTTTGACAATAATCAAATGTAATGAATGCGGTAAAGAGCTTTTCAATATTGATCTTAGTTGTCCATATTGTGGGAAAATTAAGATTAAGCCTTTTCATTTAATAACATGGATCATTATTTTAACAGTAATTATTGTTATTGTACTAGTTGATGTTCTAGGATTTAATGTGGCTTCCGCATTAAGGTATGCACTCGGAAAATTATCGAATTTGGCGATAGAATTGTGGCATCTAGTACAAAAAATGCTTTAA